TGGACCAACATTTTGATGGTTCAAGTAGTGTTGAAACCTCTATTCCTACCACCGCTTTTACAAAAACAATAAGTGGTGTAACTTATAGTTTTACAGGTGGTACAGATGTACCAGTGGGTACTATATTACATGGTGCCTTTGTTGAATATAACCTATCAGAATTGAAGGAAAGGATTATTAGTGAATCGTACCATAGATTTTCAAATCCATTATTTGTTTTTGATTATGGTCAAACAGGTTCAACTGTGACTTTTTCTGGTGCATCGGCCACGAATAAATTTGGTTTATTTTATCAACCACACCATAGAATTAAATTAAGACAATTGTCACCATATATTGAAACATCAACAACCAATCAAATTTATGGGTTACCCCAAAATGCAAAATATTTTGAAAACGATGGTTTATGGAAATGGAGAGATTTATATGACCACGGATTTATTGATTCGGATGGTTTTGGTACAAATTTTTCATTTATTAATGGTATTCATTATGTAAAAAATGATATTGATTTCTATTTAAGAAATGAGAACATATATAGAAACAAACAAGATTTAATTAAAAATATAGAAAGTTTTAAGTGTTAATGAAAATTTTAGTAAAAGATACTGACCAAAAAATAATTTTATCGTCAAATCAAACATTTAAGACAGATTTGGGGTGGACTGATAGTGCACAACAAATGGAACAAGAAATACTTTACGATATCATTAATCTAACGGAAAATTATGAAACAACTAGATATATTCATTCACCATACTCTGTAACATCAACTAGCGGAACAACTTTTACACAAACAGATATATGGTATAATTTTTATTTTTTAAATAATGCTGGCGTTTATAATCAAAATTATGAATCCGTCGATATAACATTAAGAGAAAATGCTAAAATGTTAAGACAATCCACGGAGAGTTTTTTTCGATTGGAATTTTATAAAACATCAAATGATGACGCTCCAAATCAAACAAATAGAAGATTGGTTTTTTCAAAAAATCTAATACTTCCATTAGGTGAAAAAGTTTATTTTACGGGAACCCCATCAGGTTCAACATTACCTTTAAATGATTTTGTTTTTCTACCTGTGTTTACGGGTTCAAATTATAGAAACACTGAAAACATGTATTTCTTTTGGTTTTTAGATGACACACCATTTAGTGAAACGAACATCACAGGAAATACTTTTTATATGACCGCAAAATTTTATAACGCTAAAGATGGTACGATTATCGATTTTGTAAATAAACAAAAATCTGTTGGTCAAGAAATCATAGAAGAACAGGATATCTATTATAAAGTAATTATTAGTAGGTCCGATTATTCTTATATTGTTTATCAATACAATGGTTCATTGGGTTCAAGAAAAGGATTACTTAATTCTCCAATAAATTTTTACGAAAGAAGACAATAATGGATATCAAGCCACCTTTAAAATACGAAATACGTAGGAAATCAATTCCTAATTTAAAGTTGTATGCGGTTGATAAACCATATTGGTTCAATAGTTTAGGTGGTTTACTTGAGTTAACAAATACAGATTTAATTGATTCTTTAGATGGTTATATCATTTATAATGTTACGGGTGGTACAGTTTCTTCAGGTTATTATGTTTGGTCTGGTGAAACTTTAGATGGTACATCTTATGGTGATACTGATTGTGATTTAAGTTTAAAATTATATGAATGGGAAAGCATATCAAAATCCGAAGCATACGATGACCACGACATTCCTCTTTTTTTAGAAAGCTCAGTAGACGAAATGGGTGTGATGGTTGGGTTTGATGGTCAAATTGAACAAGTTGAACAAATATGTAATTTTTCATATACACAGACAGGTAACACAGTATATGTATATAACACAATAGATACCACAAAAGTATCTGAAATATATGATATTAATTTTACGGTTGATTGGGGAGACGGGACTTCTTCAATATTAACCGCAACAGGTATAACCGCAAATAAAACATATTCATCAACAGGTGTGACAACAATATCAATTTCAGTTAACACACCATGGACGCAATTTGAAACAAAAAAGATAATTCAAATACCCTCAAATACCACCGTTCCAAATCCATTGGGCACTTTTTCGGGTTTCACAATTCCATACACTAATATAACCGGTCAAACACAGGACTATCTTAATGACTATGATAGCGATTGTGATGGAACATATACAGGTAATACTATATTTTATTATGCTTCAATTGGTAAAAGTAGAATTAACGAAAAGAAACTCTATGGTGGTAACACATATACGGGAGTGACAACAGGGATAACAAATAATTTGGTTTATAGTGCATACACTATTGATGATTTATATTATCGAGATTTTGAGGATGGTGTCACCACGATTACTGGTGCAACATCTGGTTTTACAAAAGAAGAAGTGATTAATTGTGTTATAACAAGAAACGAACATTTCTTAGGATTTATTGATGAACCTGTGATATATTCGGATATTTTTGTTGAAAGAGGTAAACAAGGTGTTCTTGAAAAAACATTTAGATTATCTGAGATTGAAAATACAGGAGAATTATCGTATTATGGTAATGGGTATTTTAATATCAGAAAACAATAATTTTCATATTTATAAATAAAAACAAATGGCAACGGGTTCTTACGGTATAATACGACCATCAGACATTTCACCAGAAGATGTTGAAATTTATTTTCACTACGTATCTGATAGAAATGCCACTTCTGATGTAACATTTAAAAGATTAAATTCTGTCGATGTTTTAACACCTGTTTATCATAATTCCGATACAACAGATGACACTTCTGCTCCGAATGTTGAAATATTGGGTGGTTTATATAATTTAAAACTCACCTCTGATGATTTTTCAGATTTAGGTATATACACATTACACATAAGACCAAAACAAATTAGAACAACGATTACTGATTGTGGAATTTTAGCGTCCTTACCTTCAGTAAGAGGATTGATTATTGATTTATCAAATGTACCATCAGGTGATAGAAATAAATTTACACCTCAAGGATTAGTTGGATATAGAATCGAATACATTAATTCTTCCGATAATAAAAAAATACCTAATTTTTATAGGATTGTTACTTCTTCTTTTTATTGTACACCTATTGTTTCAAATTTAACAAGTACATCTCAAAAAGCTATAAGATATCAATATAGTGAACAGGCAACAAACTTAATGTTTTTAACTGTAACACCATCTTCAGCACCAACAAATAAACCAAATACGGTTCCTTTTATTGGTGTACCATCTCAAAAAATAATTTTAACAAACACATATTTAAATCCCACAACAATAGAGGTAGAAATGGTTGAACATGATGCTTCAACTCTCGCATATGCATTGTATGGTAATCAAAGTAAGGCGGTTTCACAAGGTATTTACACCATTTATGACAATAACAACAACATATATAAGCAGTACAATCTTTACGAAGTTAAAGATGAATTTAATGAAACATTATATGAGGTTCGTGAAGAGAGGACAGATATTGATGAAACACTAAACTTTGATACTATTACAGAAACATAATGGCAAAAAGAAAAGTACCAAGTCAAGCTGCAAGTGGTGCGGAAACATTTAATGATTTTTTAGTTGGTAGACAAATAACAGATGGTACATCTTCGTTAACCAACACGGTGTTTTCTTTGGATAAAGTAATACCCCAAAGAGATTCAAAAAGTTTTTCAACAACACCTTTTTCTGAATTTTTAACTTTAGATACAATAAAAGAGGTTGATGGTATACAAACAACAACAAAAACAAAGGTAAAAAAAACCAACGAAGTAACATTTAAATCCAATAAAAAATATGCGGATAAATCTTTATTTGGTTCACTATCTAACAGGATTTTAGTTTCAATAAGTAGAATAGTTAAGAAATTCCCTGGTGGTATTTCTGTTATTGCGGATAGTCCAATAGGGTCGTCTTCTTATAGTGTTTCAGGTATCACATATGATGATAGTGCACACACAACAAATTTTTATGTAGAAAGAAGTAAGTTTTTTAACCCTTTTGATTTAACACTTATTGAACCGGTTTCAGTAATAAAACCACAAACAGAAAATGAGTTAAGGAATTTTTATTCATCTTATACAAAATATGTTTTGGTGGTTAACAATACACCATACCCGATTCTTGAATATACTGAACCAAACGTTAATAACCTCATTCAGTTTAAAGTGTACGGAAAACCTTTTACGGGTTCCACGTATTCAAGTAATATTTTAATTAGACCAAACGACGGATTAATTGAAGAATTTTTTTCGGGTCTTGATGATTTAGAGCAATCATTATTAAATAGAGAAACTAGTCCAATTTATACTTCAAGTTTTAGAGTTCCAAGAGATAGTCAGGATAATTCAAAAACATCGTTGGTAAGTGTGACCACTTCGTGGCCCGTATCAAGTGACGGACACAACATTCAAATTTCAGGTATAGATTATGAGATTTATGTTACAAGATTAAGTGACATTGCGGATGAAATTGACGATTATAAATCGAATTTAATGATTCGTTTTTTATCTTCACCTCAATTATTTGAATTCGACACAGAAGATAAAAGAGCGGAAAGTGTATTTCAATTATATGGACAAAGTTTTGATAGTGTAAAAAAATACATAGATAACATAGCATACATGAGAAATGTAAGTTATGACTCAATTAATAATTTACCCGATGTTTTATTAAAAAACTTATCTGAAAATCTTGGTTTGTCAACAACAAATTTATTTGATGAAAAAAAGTTTGAGGATATTCTTTACACAAGAAATAACACAACATATGGGGGTATACCTATTGGTACAAATTTAGTTGAAGCAGAATATGAATTTTATCGAAGACTTTTGGTAAATCTTATTGAAATATATAAATCAAAAGGAACCCGTAAAGCATTAGAGTTCTTTTTAAAATTTCTTGGAGCACCTGAACCTTTAATAAAAATTAATGAATACATTTATCAAGTTACATCGATACCGGCAAGCTTTGATTTAGAAGAAGATATATACCAAGCAATTCAAGGAAATAAAACATATACTTATGGTGTTTTAAATCTTACGGGTTATACATATGAAAAGAAATCCTACACGGGGTCAACATCATTTGATAGAGAAGGTTACCCAGTTAACGAGATTAGTGGGTTACCAAGAAG